TTACGAAACAACACAGTACCCCAGTTGTCAATCGTGTCTGTTCTACTGTAATTAAACTCAGTAGTATGTGCAGAGATACCACCTGATTTAAGCAATTTTCCTGTATTTTCAATGAATTGCAGCCCTTTTTCTATAGACCCTAAGTGTTCAAACGCACATAGTGTCCAACAAAAATCAAACTGACCATGCAAATGTTCGCCAATATTGTTCATATCAGCGTATTCAAACGACACAAGGCGGTCAAAAGATTCCCTATCGACTAAGTCATCTTTATAGATTTTATCTAAAGACCCAAGTTGAGCTGTATTAGCCCATCCCTGAGATGCTTCTTCATTGGGGTTTAAGTCTGTAGCTAGTATTTCACAACCATAGGATGCAAACAGGGAAGGCAAACGCTCCTCACCCACTCCAAAGACAATACCTTTCATGCCTGGCTTGAGTTTAGACCGTAATGTATTGACCACATAGGCTTCTTCCCATACCTTGCGATGCAATACAGGGGCAATCTTTAATTCTTCACAGGTATCAATAAACCATTTTTGGAGAAAATCATCGTAAATACTAGCTTTCCATCCTTGTTTAAAGTCATCAAACTTCTCAGGAAGGCGCTTATAACCGTAGTATTTTTCAGCCAATTCATGTCCAAACAACTTGGTATTGATAGCAAACGCTGGAAGATTGCGTAATTTTTCAGCTAATGGGGAAGTATTAGGAATAGAGCCGTCTTTGGTTAAACTAAAAAGCTCTTTAAAAATCTCGTTAAAGTCCATAATTTCCTTTAGAATTAGACTTATACTATCAGAAACTTGGAGATAATCATGCCTTTAGATAAGTCTGGCTCAGTCCAATCAGTCGGTAAAAACATTAAAGCTGAAATGAAAGCCGGTAAGCCTAAAAAACAGGCAGTCGCAATCGCTCTCAATGTAGAACGGGACAATGCCAAAGGTAAACGCAAGGCTAAACTTGAAGAAGCCTATGGTCGTTTCTTAGGAAAGCGTGATGAGTCGTAAAGACCAAATTCGTGCCGCAGTAGAAAAGCACGATAAGCCCATACCCAAGACAACAACGGGTAAGGACAAGAATTACCTGCCAACTGAACAGGGTGCAGGGATGACTGCAAAAGGTAGGGCGGCTTATAACCGCAAGAATAACGCTAATTTACAAGCACCACAGTCAAGTGGGCCAAGACACGATAGTTTCTGTGCAAGGTCAGCAGGATGGACTGGGGAACGGGGCAAAGCAGCTAGAGCAAGGTGGAAATGCTAATGAAAGACGGACTATACGCTAATATTCACAGAAAACGGGCTAGGATAGCCGCTGGTTCTGGTGAAAAGATGAACAAACCTGGCACTAAGGGCGCACCTACGGCTAAAGACTTCAAGGAGTCAGCTAAGACCGCCAAGCCTACTCGCAAAGAGATGATTGCATCAAAGATGAAGGATATGTAATGAAACACATGAGCCGAACCTTTAAAAAAGCAGATGCGTTGACACGACCAGAGCATACATCTACCTTGGAAAAGCAAGAAATGGAGCGTAATAAACCTAAACCACAAGAACTAGCTGTAGGTGGTAAGGGTGACATCCTCAATAGAAAGAACAATGAACGCATGAAGCGTAAGGCTGCATTATTGTCAGCTATGAATAAAATACACGACCCTGACATTGCATAAATCATGGCTACACTTGCTGAACTCTTGCGCCAAGGTGCGGATACCGTAGTAAATATGCCTACAGAAGCTAGGCGATTTATGACAAATCCACAAGCATTTACCCAGTTATTAACTGGTAAAAACTTTCTTCCTAAAGAAACAGGGTTTTCTGCTGGAGCATTAGGTGTACCAGCAAATAGTCAAAATATAGAATATCAACAAGGTTTTCAACAAGGCGAACCATACGAATTGCCTATTGCCTTGGCTTCTATGGGCGCACCACTAGTTGTACCTGCCGCTAAAGCGTTAGCCCCAAAAGCAGCGCAAATGGCTGAAAATTACATGGCAAAGCAAGGTTTTATGCCTAGCGTTGTACCGCCAACATCCCGCAAAGAAATAATTGCCCAAGAATTAGAAAAGGTACAGCCAAAGGTAGATTATCGTGGCTCACATATACCGCCTAATTACAAAGAATATGGTGCGCCACTACATGATTTAACCCAAATTATGCCAAAAGACATATATGGCGCAGATGCAAAAAGGCTTTACGGTATAGGTGATAGCATTATTGATAGTGAATGGAGAATTGCTGCACTTAAAGCTAAAGGCAAACCTGACGCAGAAATTGAAGTATTTAGAGCTGTTCCTAAAGGTGTAAAAGACATTAATAGCGGTGATTGGGTTACTACAAGCAAAAAGTATGCAACCAATCATGGGGAAAACACATTAGGCGGTGAATTCGAAATAGTATCTAAAAAAGTAAAAGCGAATACTTTATCTTCTGAAGGCTACCCATACGAATTTGGTTATCACGAATAAACACAGACACAAAAAACAGAGTAGAATAAAACCCATTGAAATCAAACACTTGACGGATATGACAACTAAAACGACTTCTAAAGTAGAAAAGAGTAGACCTAAGACAGGTGGAAGGGCTAAAGGAGTACCCAACAAGGTCACTCAGGAAGCCCGTGAGGCGGTAAAAGCATTACTTGATGCCAACCTACCTTATTTGCAAACATGGCTCTATAACACCGCAGAAGGTCTCAAAGACGATGAGACTGGAAAGTACATTGTGCTTCCTAATCCAGGCAAGGCTTGTGACATCGTACAGAACATGGTTGAGTACGCAGTCCCTAAATTAGCTAGGACTGAAGTAGTTGGAGATGACAAAGCCCCAGTACGCATGGTGGTATCTTGGAAGAAATAGTAGAAGTTGAGCTAGATTACACACCAAGAGATGTATTTCTACCTTTCCATGAAAGGACAGAACGCTGGGCGGTTATCGTAGCCCATCGTAGGTGCGGCAAGACCGTAGCCTGTATTAACGACCTAATCTACAAAGCAATCATGGAAGGCAAAGAAGATGGTAGATATGCTTACTTAGCCCCATACTATGCCCAAGCCAAATCGATTGCTTTTGACTATTTAATGAAGTTTTCTGAGCCTGTCAGAGCTAACCACAATGTTTCAGAACTATGGGTAGAGCTGTTCAATGGGGCAAGAATCAGGCTTTTTGGTGCTGATAACCCAGATGCCTTGCGTGGTTTATACCTTGATGGCGTGGTTTTAGACGAATATGCAGACATGAAACCCTCTACATGGGGTGCAGTCTTGAGGCCATTATTAGCTGACCGCAAGGGCTGGGCTACCTTTATTGGCACACCCAAGGGACATAACCAGTTCTGGGATGTATATAACAACGCAACCAAAGACCCTGATTGGTATGTCAAGACCCTAAGAGCTAGTCAAACAGGACTATTGCCGGACTATGAGCTGGCTGATGCTGCCAAGATGATGTCGCAAGACCAGTACCTAGCTGAGTTTGAGTGCGATTTTGAAAGTTCCATACTAGGCGCTTTCTACGGCAAAGAGATGCGGTTATTGACCGACCAAGGCAGAATCACCAAGGTAGACCATGACCCTATGTTCAAGGTACATACCGCCTGGGACTTGGGTTACTCAGACGATACGGCAATATGGTGGTTTCAAGTGGTTCACGGAGAAATTCGCCTATTGGACTACCATTCCTCAAACGGTCAACCAGTAGCGTTTTACTGCGGAATCATAGAGTCTAGGGAACAAGAACGGATGTATGACTACGGTAGACACTACCTACCCCATGATGCAAGGGCTAAGACTTTGGCATCAAATCGGTCAATTATTGAGCAATTAAGCGATAAATTGGAAGTCAGTAAGATGAAGATTGTCCCTAGTTTGTCGCTGCAAGACGGTATTCAAGCCTCTCGATTGGCACTTACTAGAGCCTGGTTTGACCATAAATGCGAGGATGGCATTGAATGTCTGCGGCAATACCAACGGGAATACGATGAGGACAAGAAGGTCTTTAGGGATAAACCAAGGCACGATTGGACATCACACGGGGCCGATGCTTTTAGAATGTTGTCTATTGCATGGAAAGAAGAAGCTCGTATCGTTACCAAAGAAGAACCAATTAGGGGTGTATTTGTTGGTAAGACGGATGTTTCTATCAATGACTTATGGAAAGAAAATAAGACAAAAAGTAACCAAAGGTACTAACTTTAGGTAAAATAAGACAACATTTCGCCAAAATCTTCAACATTAGGGCAACATTATGGCAAACGACCAAGCAACGGTAGACCACACATACGAGGATTGGTACAAGACAATCATGTCTTATGAGCGCCAATACAAGCGATGGGAACAAAGAGCAGACCGAATCGTTAAGAAGTACAAAGACGATTCACGCTATGACCGTAACCCTAATGCAAGGTTCAATATCCTTTGGTCAAATGTCCAGACCATTCAACCAGCTATCTTTGCAAGACTTCCAAGACCTGATGTAAGCCGCAGATTCCGTGATAACGACCCTATTGGCCGTGTCGCATCAATGATGTTAGAACGGGCTTTAGAGTTTGAGATTGAACATTATGGTGACTATAAGTCTGCCATGAACAACTCAGTCCTAGACCGTCTATTGGGTGGTCGTGGTGTCAGTTGGGTACGGTATGAGCCACACTTTGCAGTAGACGAACCAGGCGAACCAGATGACGGATTCCAAGTAACCGAAGATTCAGACGAGTCTGAGACCCCAGAAGGAGAAGCAAATGAGAACCCTGAAAGAATTGAGTACGAGTGCGCTCCAGTCGATTATGTCCATTGGAAAGAGTTTGGACATTCGCCAGGTGCTAGAACATGGGAAGAAGTTACTTGCGTTTGGCGCAAAGTATATATGTCTCGCCCTGCGTTGGTTGAGCGATTTGGTGAAGAACTTGGTTACAAGATTCCGTTAGACACCAAACCTGCAGACGATAAGAACTCCTATAAACCGACAGACGGTGTATATGAAGCAGTAATTTATGAAATTTGGGATAAAGAGACCGGCAAAGTCCTATGGATTTCCAAGTCTTTGGGTAAGATTATTGATGAGCGTGATG